CCAGCACTTCAAAAAGCTATTCTAAAAAAGATGCAAAAAGAAGGCAAATTAAACGACGAAGGCAAGAAAGAAGCTGGCGAATCACCAGAAGCTGAAAAGTCTGAAGCTGCTCAAGTAGCCGTTTTTCCAGAAACCCCTGCCGCTCCATCAGGAAATATTACTCCAGATGCAGCCATCGAAGGCTTAAGTATAGACGAAAAACTAAAATTGCAACAGCAAAAATCTGCTATTAAAAATCCTGATCTTCAGAGTGCTGGTTTCAATCCGAAAGCTTAATAAAGAAAATAATCAAAACAAACCGCTGGGAAACCAGCGGTTTTTTGCTGTTGACATCTCTGGTTTTCATGCTACTCTATCGAGGATGAATAAAAGAGAGTTGCTAAGAAAGCTTTTGCATATTCCTCAAAAAGTGCCTGTTTCATTTTGGGGAAAACAGTTTAGAATATTAAATTCTCTACTAAAGAAGTTTCCTGATTTAAAATTCTGGGAACAGCTTGTCGTAGTTAAAGTCAATTGTTTGACTTTATATGCAGGAGAGGACGCAAACGGCATTGCAGATAAATATAAGAAATATATTTTTCAACCTGAATTCAAAAATACAGAAGTTCAGATTGGCGAAAAGACTGGACAAGACTACAATATTAGTATAAAACCTAAGACAGTTAAAGACTTTTTAAAATGACTAAGAAAATAAAAGAAGTAAAAGTAGAAACAGAAAGCGGCAAAATAATCACTTCTCAAGATCAACTAAAAAGTTTCTTGAAGAACAATAAAGATTCGCATTATAATTTTGAAGAGAGTATAGAGTATAAAATTTCTAGCGGAAGCCTTCTTCTTGATTACTTTTTAAATGGCGGCATTGGTACTGGGCTGCATCGTTTCTGCGGCATCAATGAAGGCGGCAAAACTAGCTGTGCGCTTCAGTTCATGAAGAACTTCTTAGATCAACCTAAGAAGCGTAAAGGCTTTTATATCAAAGCCGAAGGGCGATTGAGCAAGGAGATGATCACTCGTTCTGGAGTTAAATTCGTATTTAATGATGAAGAGTGGGTGGAAGGCACATGTTTTGTATTTGAATCTAATATTCATGAAACCGTATTTGATTCAATGCGAGAACTAGTCGGAAAAAACGATGAAAAGATTCAATATTTCTTTTTACTCGATTCTGTCGATGGCTTGATTCGTAAAGGTGATTTAGAAAAGACTTTTGAAGAATCTCAAAAAGTTGCCGGTGGCGCAGTTATTGCCGCCGATCTAATGAAGCGCATGTCCATTGCGTTGCAAAAACGCGGTCATGTTGCGGTATTCGTTTCTCAAGTTCGCGCTGATATCAAACTCGATCCTTATAGCAAGGCTCCAATTCGCCAAACTACAGCTACAGGCGGAAACGCTTTACTACATTTTGCTAATTGGATTTTTGAATTTGATTCTCGCTTCAAGGGTGATTTGATTCTTGAAGATCCCACCGCTTCTTATGACGAACAAAAGAATCCTTATCTAGGTCATTTTGTAAAAATTATAGTTAAAAAGTCGCCAAATGAAAGAACTAACTGTACTATTCGTTATCCTATTAAGTATGGAAGAAAGAATGGAACGTCAAATTGGATCGAAAAGGAAATCTTTGACTTTCTAACTATGTGGGAGATCGCCATTAAAAAGGGAGCTTGGATTAGTTTCGACGAAGAGTTTCTGAATATTCTAAAAGAAGCTGGGTTCACAGACTTTCCTGCTCAGATTCAAGGGTCTGCTAAATTTGAACAGATGGTCAACAACAACGAAAAGTTGAAATCGTTTTTCTTTAAATACATCAGTGAAAACTTATTAAATTTTGGCGATGGAATTTCTATCACTGAGTAATAAAAAAAGACGTTGCAAGAACGCTCGCAATTATTTAATTGATTGGAGCGCGAATAGTCGTAGTAAGTTTCAAACAGAAGCTAAGAAATTTTTAAGCAACTATTGGCAACAAAATATTGTGTTTGAAGAGTTTCCAATAGTTGGAACTCGTCTTACCTTGGACTTTTATAACGCTAATAAAAAGATAGCTATAGAAGTTCAAGGCAGACAACATACTGGATTTGTTAAGTTCTTCCATACAAATAGAATGAATTTTCTTCATCAACTCAATAGAGATAAGAAAAAAGAGCGTTTTTGCGAACTTAATAAAATTACACTTGTAACTATATTTGAAAATGATACTATAAATAAAGAGCTTTTCGAGAGTCAAGGTGTAACATTATAATATGAAGAGAGATTCACAATCAGAGAATTTTAAACAGTTTAAAATTCCTGAAAACTATTTTAATAAACTCTATGAGTTTACTGGTTCCGATGAATCCTCCAAAGGATTTATAGTGGCTTACGTCTCTCAAGATGGATGCCCAATGATTTATACCAAAGTCTCCAACCCAATCGTTGAAATGGGACTCGTCAAAGCTCTCGAAAAATATTTAAACGAAGTGAACAATAGTCAAGATTCGATTGACATCACCGATGAAGAGTGATAATGTGCGGTTGGCATGATTTATTCGTATGATTTAGAGACTCAGTTGCTTGCTGGATTGATTAAATATCCAGAACGATATTCAGATGTCGCTGTTTTTATAACTGAAAAAGACTTTTGGAGCGAAAGTTCCAAAATTAATAGAACTATCTTTTGCGTGCTTCGTCAAGCAATCGATAACGGAGAAAAAATTGATGATGTAGTTATTTCTCAAAGAGTAAAGAACTTTGGAGTAACTTTCGAAGATAATATTAATCCATCAGATTATATTGAATCACTATCTCTTAAAAAGCTATCTCCAGAATCAATTATTAGCGTAGCTAAAGAATTAAAGAAATACACTATACGCCGCGAAATAGCGATGTGTGGAGCAGAAATAAACAAGAAGATGAAGTCAATATCTCCATCTTCTGATTACAACGTCATTATCGAGACCGCTGATAAGCTTTATAATGATCAGATCAATTTGTACGAAACTGGCAGCGATCAGCCAGAAAACATCTTTTCTGAAATGGAAGCTCTTATTGAAGAGCGAGGAAACAATCCAGTTACAGAATTTGGATTTGCTGGGCCTCATCCTAAAATTCAAGATATGTACGGCTCTCTTTTGAGACCGGGTAATATCACAGTTATTGTAGCTCGTTCAGGCGTAGGTAAAACTCAATTCTGTTTAGATTTCACTACAAAAGTATCTGAACAATACGAAGTTCCAGTTCTTCATTTTGATAATGGAGAGATGAGCAAAGAAGAACTCATTTTTAGACAATGCGCTGCAATGTCTAAAGTTCCAATGTATCTACTAGAAAGCGGCAACTGGCGAAAGGCTGGCGCAGAAGTTGTAGATAATGTTAGAGCAGTATGGAACACCATCAATAAACGCTACAAGCATTTATATTATTATAATGTAGGCGGAATGAGCGTTGATGCTCAGATCAGCGTTTTAAAAAGATTCTACTACTCCAAGATAGGTCGCGGAAATCCTATGATTTTTAGTTTTGATTATATTAAAACTACAAGCGAAAGCGGAGGTAATAAAACAGAATGGCAACTTGTTGGAGAAATGGTCGATAAATATAAACGCTGCATTCAGAAAGATATAGTAAGCGACAAAGGACCATGTATATCAATGATGACTTCTGTACAGTCTAATCGCGCAGGTATTGTCACGAACAAAAATTCATCAAGTATAACTGATGACGAAAGCATTGTTTCTCTTTCTGATCGTATTACTCAATTCTCATCTCACATGTTTATTCTAAGACAGAAAACATCTGATGAATTACAGAACGAAGTCAGCTTCGGAACTCATAAGTTTATCAACGTGAAAGCTCGCCATCTTGGCAAAGATATTGCAGGAGCTATTAATCCAGTAAAGCTCGCAGACGGTACTCTTAAAAAGAATTTTGTTAATCTTGAGATCGCTAACTTCTGTGTTTCAGAAAAAGGTGATTACAGAGATATAGTGGACGCTCTCGGTGCCAATGCAAATGTAATTAAAGATAACGATGACGACGTACCTAACCTCCATTAACAATCGAGCGGAAGTTATAGAAAAAACTTTGATTGATTTAGGATATCAATTATCAGATCGCGGCAAGTATTGGCAATGTAATGCTATTTATCGTGATGGCGACAACAGAACCGCTTTACAAATTTGGAAAGACACTGGAATCTGGAAAGATTTCGTTGCTAACACAACATATCAACCTTTTAAAAGATTACTTGAACTATCTTGCAAAGATGATTCTAAAATAGATGAAATTTTACATTCAATCAAGAACAACAACGATCCTTGTATAGAATCAATTAGAACGCCCAAAATGGAATCAGACCAATTTTTTGACCATGAAGAAGTAAAGACATTGCTTCCTCATTATGATTTTTACAATAAAAAAGCCATAAGTTCACAAACTCTTGAGCTTTATCGATCTGGTTTTTCAATGTCTGGAAAGATGAATGGCCGATTTGTGTTTCCGATATTCGATGAAAATAAAAAAGTAATAGGTATCAGCGGAAGACATTTG